GCCCTGCAGCACCCCGGCAAACGGGTCTGCTTGGGGGATCATGTAGTTGAACGGCTGAACCATGTCAGATACCTCCAGGTCCGCCAATCGGCGCACCGCCGATCAAGTCACCACCAGCGGGAGCGCCTCCATATTCAAACGGAGTTGGCACCATCGGCGCGTTCGGCCTACCGAACAGATTCCCGAACACATTCTGCCCGGTCTGCAACTGATACCCGCCAAGCATTCCCGGCATCTGCGCAAACTGACCAAACGCAGCACCGCGCCCCAGTGCACCACCAGCCTGTGCCGCGCCTTGCTGCTGCAGCAGATTGGCCACGTTCGTGCCAGTGTCCATGCCTGCCGTGCCCACCCGAGCCGCGGACTGCTGACCCAGCGAGGTCAGACCACCAAGCCGGCTGTACTGTTGCTCCAGCGCCTGCTGCAGCATCTGCGGCCTGAACTGAGCCAGCGCGGCCTGCACGTTGCCGCCACGCAGCCCGCCAGTGGCCGATGCGCGTTGCAGGATGGCCTCCTCGCCTTGCCGTGTGAGCGCCTGGAGCATCGGGCTCTGCTCGATGCCTGCGATGGCCTGCTGCTGCGCCTCTGCGCCACCCAGGCCGATGAGGTTCTGCATGCCGGTGAGCGCCGGCTGGCCGGCCTGCACATACGGAGCCAGCAGACGCTGCATCTCATCGAACTGCCGGCGCTGTTCCTCGACGCCCATCTCGGCGGCTTGCGATTGAGCACCCGCGGCCTTGCTGGCTGCGCGAGACTGCGTGATCGATCCGAGGATGGAACTCCCGGCGATTGCTACTACGGGATTAGGCATCGCTGCCTCCTTTGTTGAACTCGGTCAGGTATGCGTCAAAGGTCTCGCCGTACATGCCCAGAACCTTGTGAGCCACCGCAGTGGCAGCAGGGGCGCCGTGGCACAGGCGAACAGCGGCCAGCACCAACTCATAGTATCCGGCCCGCCAGACGTAGGACTGAGCTGACGCGCCTCCCTCGCGCTCCACGCGGTCAGAGGCTTGCCACTTCAACACCATCGAACCCAGCAGCGGCAGCAACTCGGCCGCGTTCTGCGAGAAAAACGCATTGCGTGGCATTGCCACCAGCGCGTTCCAGATCAGGGCGTCCAGCACCTCGCGCTCGACGGGCTCGCCATCGGCGTAATCGTCAAACGCCTGGATGGCCTCCCATAGCATGAGCAACCACTCAGCGGCTGCCGTGGGCAGCATGAGCGAGTCGAAGTGCGTGCGCAGGCTATAGGTCATGGCGTCCTCGGAGGCCGCCGGTAGCCACACACTCGGCGCCGGGATCATACCCGTCATGTGATTTCGCGTCCAGACACGCGCAGCGTGAGCGCCGTGGCATTGCTGGCGATGGTCGAGATGAAAGAACCCGACTCCAGCGCCTGTCCCACCAGTTCCTGGCACAGGTAGGTCTCACCCGGCACCACCGTGCGGTCGTCAATGACAAGGTTGGCATTGCCAGCCGAGCCGCCCGAGGTGACAAGGTTCACGCTGAACGTGCGGTTCACCGTGTCCGTGTTCGTCACCGTGGCCTTGTCGATGATGGCCTTGGCGTTGGTCGCGGTGTACTGCGTGGTTTGCGTGGCCTCCATCTGCTTGGGAGGAACAAGTACGCGGACAGTGACGGTCATTGGAACCCCTGGATGTTGTTGGAGACGGTGACGATGATGGACGGAATGCCAGGATGTGGAGCAGTGGCGGGCACGGCCAGCAGTTCCACTGACAGGTCGCTCACTGAAAACATGATCTCGATGTAATCGCCGGCCTTGAGGTTGAAGAAGTAATTGAGCGCCGTAAAAATCTCGGCGTTGTTGCCCTGGATTCTCACCTGACTGGCAGAGTCAGTGACGTCCACGCCATTCTTGCGAAACCAGATGTAGAACTCGGCAGTTCCGCCACTGGTCTTGTCAAGCTGAACGGACAGTTGCAGGTTGTAAACGCCGTCCGTGTCCACGTTGATGCGCGACTGCGGCGAACCGCTCAGGAACACGCCGGATGACAGGTCCGTGGTGTTCAGCGTTACTTCCTTGGCCGTGTTGATAACCGTCGCGGTTTGCGTAGCGGTGCTGTAAAACGATCCATACCGCGAGCGCTTGAACTCGCGCTCAGGCGGAGCCGTGGCCAGCAGTTCGACCAGACCGTTCAACTGAGCGATGGCGTCCAGCGCCTGCTGCGCCTTGGCGTCGGCCTGGAACGCCACATCCTGCGCCAGCGTGGCCACAGCATCCAGCGCCTCGACGGCCTTCTGATCGGCGTGGCCAGCAGTGACCGAAAGGTCGTTCAGCGTGGTCGGCTCAAGCTGCTTGACCTCGGCAAACAGCCGCTCAAACTGCTTGATCTGTTCGTGATCCTGCAGAAACGACGCGAGCTGGTCCCGCGTGAGGTTGAGTTTTGACGTGGCCATCAGTACGCCAGCGGCTCGATCTGCGCCTCAAGACGGGCAAACGCCAGATGTGCCTGGCTGTCGCCGCGGAACCGCTGCATGCGCCAGTTGCGCATATTGCCCTGCCGCAGCCACACCAGGCGCTTGGCACGGTTGCCGATGGTGCCGGCACGGATGAAGTGATCCTGACCCCAGGTTGAGCCATCGACGGAGTAGCTGGTGCTGATCTGCGGGTCGAGGCCCAGCGCCACGCGGCCCGTAAGCGCCACCAGTTCGAGCTCATGGAAGAGGGCGCCGTTACCCTGGTTGTAGACGATGATCGTGCCGAACTCCCAGCGCACGATCTGGCCCCAGTGGTCGCTGCGCGTGTCCACGCAGTATCCGATAGTCGAGGATGCCGGGTCGCCCACATTCCAGCGGTTGTAGGCCCAGATGAAGTTCCGAGCGCGGTACTGCGCGAAGCCGGCCGTGGCGCTGGTCATGGTAGTCCAGATCGGCTGGTTCAGCGCCTGCGTGGCCGCGAGATCGAAGACCACCGTGCGGTCCGGCAGATGGACGTACAGCAGTTGGTGGTTCTTGTCGTTGCGAGCCTCGAGCTTCACCCGCGACAGTTGCGCCTCGGTGTAGGTCAGCAACAGGCGGTCAATCTCGTCCGTGCTGATCTTCTGCGCCGTGGCGTTGGCGCCCATGTAGATGCCGGGTGCCTCGTTCCGGCCACCGCCGAGGAACGCGATCATCTCGTTGAAGACACAGCAGGCAAACGTGCCGACCACGCCTTTCTGAACCTGAGCGCCGTCGATGCGCTGGAATGGGAACAGGTCACCGCCCACGTTGTCGAACACCTCGATGGTGTGCCGGTTCAGCGCATAGACTTCGTTGCGCAGCTTCAGGAGGGCCACCACGGGGTCAGGATCGGCCTCAGACGAGCCGTATTTCAGCGGGTTGACCTGCGTAGGGTCCGTCAGTTCCGTGACCACCAGGAACTCGCCATCGGTGGTCATGAAGTACCCATCGACCCAGCAGAAGTCGAGCACCGTGCCGAGGTCTGGATCGGTAACCTGCGTGAGCGTGCCGTTCCAGTAGTACAGCCGGCCACCGGACGCGATGGCCAGGCGGTCGAATGAGTAGTCGAACGTCACCAGTTCACTGGTCGGGCCGCCGACATCGCCCAGCACCGTTACCACGCCGTTGCTGGTCACACTGACAAGGCTGGTTCCCATCACCCGGTAGAGCGTGCCGCGCCACTCGATGCCGCCGCGGTCAGTGCCGGGGCCGGTGCCGTCGCTCACCAGGCCGTCAGCAGGGCGCAGATAGGCATCGCTGATGCCGCTGCCCTTGGGAGTGACAAAGAAGTTGACCGGGTAGGCCGTGCGCAGGTCAGGGCCGCTGTCGGTGTAGATGCCGCTGACGATTGGGATTTGCATATCAGCAGTTCCATGCCTTCAGGGCCAGCGCCTTGCGTGTGGGCTTGCCCTTCTCGTCCTTCATCGGCCCCGGCATCCCGCCCATTCGAGCGCAGAACGATTTGCGCCGTGCGGCGTCCTTCTCGTTCTTGGGGTTTGGTGCCGGTGGCTTCAGATTCATGCCTTGGGCCTTGGCAGAAGCGCGTCCCTTGGCGTTCAGACCGCCCTTGGGGTTCTGCCCTTCCTTGCGGGTCCACGCAGGCGACTTAGCCATCTCACGCCCACATCCTGCTCGGCGTTGCCGGAAACACGCGAAAAGCCTCCAGCTTCGGGGCCTCGTCGGTGTGGCGCACGTTGACATGCCAGCCATCAAGCGGAGCCATCTCATCCACCGCTTCGCCGCTCTCGTCCTCAGCAGGCAGCACGTTGCCCGTGGGCTTGAAGATCGTGCCGATGACATCCACCGCCGCGTACTTGGGCACCAGCACTGTCTCCACGATGTCACCATCGACGTTGGTCTGCTCGGTGAACAGCGCCGCGTTGGCCTCGGCTTCGGTGTCGAAACGTAGGAAAAAGTCAAAGTACATGGGCACCTCGTTGAATGGGTCGAAGGGGTCGGGGGTCATGCTGTTATGCTGCGCGACTGGCCGCGCATGATTCGTGACACTTGAGAAGTGCCAACACCAAAACGCTGCGCCAACGCCCGCTGAGTCATAACGCCACGCAAAGCACGCATCTCAAGCACCTGCTCATCGCTCAGCACTGCGTTGGGGTTGCTCTGGTTTGGCATGGGTTTGATGACGCGGCGGTCTTTTTGGATCATGTCCTGCACGTTGTCTTTTGCCGTGCCAGCAAACAAGTGCTCCTGATTCACGCAACGCGGGTTATCACACCGATGGCAGACATACATGCCGTATGGCACAGGCCCAAACTTCTCCTCGTAGGCATATCGATGCGCAAGGATGTTCTGCCGCGTACCGGCGACTTTGAACAGGCCGTATCCTGCCTTTAGGCTGGCACCAAGCCACTCAATGCAGCCGTTTCCGGCTGCGGTGGTTTTGCTCCAAAAGCGCGGGTTCATGATGTGATGGTCTGAAGTTCTGCGTTTGAAAGCCTTCTCGGATAGAAGGTTACTCGTCTAAGCCAACCATTTAGCGGAGTAGACCCAGGACCATCTCCAAGAACCAGTCGGGTAATTGTTGGAAGCGTTGCAACAGGTGTAATACCT